CGTCGGGGGTTTGAAAATTAGCCCGCCTGCAACCCCCAAACGTAGTGCAGCTGATTCTCAATGGGCCGCCCCCGACGACTGGGTCGGGGGTTTCCGCGAGCAGGACCTGTTGGTCCTCGGTGTGGGTCGGGTGGTACCGACTGGAATATACCGTCACACTGTGTCCTTACCAGGGCACTAGGTCGCCGCCCCTCCGAATGGAGGATCCCGGACCGAAAGTGAAGGCGAGCTGCGTGGTAGGGGAGGGAGGTGACCTGTTGGTCGCTCCGTTGATCCTACTCACAGTAAGTTACGACGGATATTTTACTATTTAAGATCCCCTGCAACCACCAATTCCCAAAAACACACCAAACCAACACCACGTCGCGTCTCGAACTATGGCCGCCCTAGTTCGTAACAACTTCCTCGCCGCCGTCTTAGCCAACGCCCGCGGACGGCACATCGGTGCGACGGACCACCGCCGCTACCGCACGGTCATGCGCACTACCTCCAAGATTGGAGGGGTGAACGACAGCCGTTCCGCGTCCATCTTTTACGAGATTGGGCGCGGTGTCAACTCAATCGAGGCCGCTCTCGCAACCCCCGTTGACGCCATCCCCCGCGTGGAGGCGGCCTACCCGACCAACACTGTGTTGGCTGAGGACTTCATCGGCCTGGCAAAGAAGTATTCAAACTTCGCCAGTACTTTCGAGTACTCCTCTCTCGCTGCTCTGGCGGAGCGGCTCGCCCGTGGCCTCGCCGCCCATTCCGTCTTTGAGGAGGACTGGGACAGCACCTTCCTCACGGGTGGCCGGGCTATCGTCGTCCATGCCCTGGGCACATACGACGGCCCGGTCAATTCAATGACCGATACGGTGTTCATCCCGCGCCTCGTGAACACCAACATCAGCGGCGACGTATTCGGTGTCCTTGTCGCTGCTGCAGCCGGTGAGGGCAGTGCCGTGGCCACCGACGTCCTCGAGGTGGACGCGGTCACCCGGCAGGCCGTCATCCCCGTGGTCGGGCACACAGCCCTCCCTTTTGCCCTCGTCGACGCCTTACGCGTTGTCGGTGGCAATATGATCGCCAGCGACCAGGGCCCGCTCTTCGCCCTGGCCGTTACCCGCGGCATCCACCGCGTCTTAAGCGTCGTCGGCCACACCGATGAGGGCGGCACCGTTCGTGACCTCCTCCGGTGTGCCGCCTTTGCTTCACCGTTCGGTGGGATCCACTGTAGCCTGAACGACTACGCCGGCCTCCCCGCCCTGTCGACGAACGGCGTGTCCGTCGTCAGCAGCTACGTGGATGGCATCGCCCTTACCACGGCTGCCCTCGTCGCTCACAGCGACCCGGGTAACGAATACCAGGGTGAGTGGTTCCCCACCTTCTACCTTGGCGCCCCCGACTCGGCTGGCGACAAGCGCCCCGGTGAACACACCGAGGGAACTGCCGCCATGGCCGGCGCGATCCGTGCCCAGATCTTGGCCGACCAGGGTCGCTTTTGGGAAAACTACGCGCGCGGTCTTGGCCTGATATTCTGCGCCGAGGGGAGCACGAGCACGGCCGTCCGCTTTGCAACGACGGCCTCATACAACTTAGGTGGCGACCCACGCCACCTGCGCTACGCCTCCGTCGCCCCTTGGTTCTGGATTGAGCCGACTTCGCTCCTCCCGGCGTACTTCCTCGGGACTGAGGCCGAGACGGTAGGTCACGCCTCGTTCGGCGGCCGCGACACTCAGTCACAACTCCCCGGGTGGGAGGCGATCGTCCCCGCGGGCGGCCGCGACACCACCTTCTCGGCATATCACGTCCGGCTCCCCAGCGCCCGGCGCGCGTACATGCTGCTGCACTGGCTCGCACACCCCCTAAATGGGTTGGGTGCCTTGAGTGTGCGACAGCTTGACCCGACGGCGATCATCCATCCGGGCGCGTGCGCCGCCCACCCTGACGTCCGGGACCGTGTCGAGGCCGCCCTGCCTCTCACGGACTACCTATGGACGCGGGGACAATCACCATTCGCTGCCCCGGGCGAGTTCCTCAACCTAGGAGTCACCGCGGGCATCTTCGTGCGTCACGCGACATACACTGACGACGGCGACATCACAATGTCCCACCTGCCATCCGCGCGCGAGATGGTCGACATGACCGTCGAGATAGAGGTCGGGCGCCCGGCGTCTATCGCAAACGGCGCGAGTAACGCCGCCGACGCCGGCACACGGCGCGCCCGCACCCGCGCAGCCCGCGAGTTGGCAGCCGTCAAGCGACGGGCCGCTCTCTTCGGTGTCGCGGACATGTTTGAGATGCCGGTCATGACGTCGGCACCGCGCATGGACCGACCCGCCCCACCCGCCCCACCACAGGCTCCTGGTGGACCCGGCGCCGCCCCTGCGCCCACGCGCCCGCCCCAGCAGGGCGTGGGGGCCGGGCCAGGCGCCGCCGCCCCCACTGGGGACCCCCTTCCCCCGGTTGGGCACCACGATCACTACCGTGCCCCGCCCGGTCCCCGCCCCGGTGGCCCGCTTGGCGTACGCGGCGGGGGAGTGGGTGCCGGCGGCCAAGGCGGCCCGGGTGCCCCGCCCCCCCCTCCCCCCCCCCAAAACGACGACGACGACGACCGCAGAGCTGCTGAGCCGCTCGCCCCCGCCGATGCCCCGGCTGAGAGGGCCGCCCCGCAGTAATGCACCGTAGCGCCGCCCGCGCCGCCGAGTTCGCATTGCTCGGGGGCAACCTGCTAACTCTGGCACGGTCCATCCCAGGGTTAGTTCATTCATATGATGGCCACGACTTCACCCGACAGCTGATCCAGCTCCAGTCGGACACCGCCGGGCTTGCCCGTGTTAACATGCTCCTCCCCGCCGCCGTCTCTCTACTGTTGGCCGACTTCCCCGTTCAACTCTCAGAGGGGATGGCTCTCACAAATGCCCTGGCGCGCTCCGCTTACAGCGCGCCTCCCTACAGTTTGTTCCCCCCCGAAATTATCTTCTCGGTCCCGGGGGTTAGGCACGACAAGACCAGCGCCCCGCAACGTTATGCGCGGGGCGTCTTCAACATATTAATGCATGACAAAGAGGTGCTGGCACGCGCGTTCCCCCGAAAGGCACACGCTGCTGCCAACGAAAAACCCCTCCTGCACCTGGGGGGTCTACTTGCTGGCCTGCGGAAAACCCGCGGCGTCGGCGCTGCCGCTATGATGGTCGTGCGCGCGGCCGGCCGGCTGACCGAGGACCAGGTCATCTCCTTGATCCTGTACCAGACAGCCCTGACTCCCCTGTTCGGCCAACAGTCCTTCGACCTGGCCTGGTGGGCGCTTACCGAACCGGCAAACGCCAAGGGGCTCAGTAACGGTCTCAAGGCTCTCGGACTCAACGCCACGGCTCACGGCGCCGCGCTGGTTGAGGCCAATGCGATGCAGGGGCGGGCTACTGCCCCAGTCGATATGGACGCCGAGGTCGCGTTCCGTGTCGAGCCTGCCAGGGTCGCGGCCAAGGTCCTCGCTCCTGACGAGGGCGACATACGGAGCCACATTCGGCACATTCTTACCCAGGAGCTTCGCGGTGACTTAGAACTGCCCCCCCTTTCTGACTTCTGGTCTTCCCGCTGGCTGTGGTGTGTCAATGGCTCGAACACCAGTACCTCGGATCGAGCCATGGGCCTCAATCCCGACGAGTATGCTTCCACACACACCCGGACCTACCGTCGGATGGTAGCCGAGACGCTGGAGAAGGAGCCCATCTCGTCGTGGGACGGCACCACCTCAGTCTCGGCGTCCGTCAAGCTAGAGACAGCGAAGAGTCGCGCCATCTTTGCATGCGACACACGGTCATACTTCGCTTTCTCCTGGATCCTCAACGACGTCCAGAAGCGGTGGCGGAACGACAGGGTGCTCCTCGACCCTGGGAAGGGCGGCATGGCGGGCATAGACCGCAGGATCCGCGCAGCAGGTCGGCGTGGCGGTGTCAATGTCATGTTAGACTACGACGACTTCAACAGCCACCATTCGACGCGAACGATGCAAGTATTGTTTGAAGAGCTGTGCCACCTCTACCACGCGCCACAGTGGTATGAAGACGCGTTAGTTGCCTCGTTCGACCGCTCCTACATTACGTGGGGGGGACGCAAACACCGCGTACTCGGTACCCTCATGTCGGGGCACCGAGGCACCACCTTCATCAACTCGGTGCTAAACGCGGCCTATATCCGGGCAGCGGTCGGCGGGCCAAAGTTTGACGGACTCATCAGCCTCCACACGGGAGATGATGTCTACATCCGCGCGCCAACCCTATCGGATTGTGCGGAGATACTGGACCGAACACGCGACTATGGATGTCGTATGAACCCGACCAAGCAAAGTATCGGGTTCCGGCGGGCTGAGTTCCTCCGGATGGGGATCGGTGACCGCGCCGCGTACGGCTATTTGGCGCGGTCGGTGGCGGCACTAGCGAGCGGGAATTGGTTCAACCCGAACCCGCTGACGCCGTGGGAGGGATTCAACTCCCTCATAACCTCCGCGCGGAGCATAATCAACCGCGCGGGTGGCGGGCTGCGCCTGGGAGCATTACTGGCCCCGGCAGTCCGCCACGGCCACTCGGTGGACCTGCGTAGGCGGGCCGCCATCATAGACGGGGAACACGCAATCGAGGGACACCCCGTCTACAACGTGGACTACGTGCTGCGTACTTACTCCTGTACGCTGCCTAAAGTCGACGAGGTCCCCATCCACCCGGGCTGGCGCACGAACGCCACCCGTGACTATCTTCTGGACCATGTGAGTCCGGTCGAGGCGGAAGCTCTGGCTCTGGCTGGGGCGGACGTGACTACTTCAATGGTCGCCGCTAGTTTTGGAAAAGGGCTAGACCGTTCTAAGTTGCGTTCGCTCCCCGAGTTTCAGCTGCGCCGAAACCGTGACCGCAAGGCTCTCGGGTTCGCCGACGTCGGCTCGCTCCTCACCTCTATTCCAAGGGTGGGCTGCCTGTCGGGGTACCCGTTGATCAACCTGGTCGCCGGCCGTCTCAGCACGGACGAGCTGCGCGGCCTGGTCCTACTTGCCGGCGGCGATGCCAACGCTGCCGACATCAAGCTCGAGGCTTTCGGTTCTGAAAGCCGCACGAAGAACATAATTGGCACCCTTCCTTTCTCAGACGCCGTGAATCTGGGGAAGCGTACTCTCTCGGACAACATCTACACTCTCACTCCAATATTCATGTAGGTGCCCGTCCGTGTGTAACACGACACAAGCCCCCCGGCCAAGCCGGAACGTGAGCTCCCATACAGGGGGCGCGGCCGGGGGGTAGAGACTATTAAT